TCACCGATCTGCGAATAGGAGGCGGTGGCCCCTTCGACAGCGGAGTTGTAGACGGACGCCATCACGAGCACCCGGTCCACGCCGAACAGGCGGGCCAGGAGGTCTTCGGTCACCGAGTCCTGCGTGGTGTACTTGATCCTGTCGATGATGTCGCTGTTGTCGATCAACGATGAGAACACCTTGTACGACATGATGACTGTATTGGGGACGTACCCGGTGTTTGAGAGCACCGTGTTCTTGGCGAGTTCGATGTCCGCGATGGGCGTCGACGACGCTGCATCCCAGAGGGGCGATGGAGTGGCGTCGGTGTCCCAGATGCTTGTTGCGAAAGCGTCAGTTGCCCATTGGCGTTCCTGACGAATCAGCATCTGCTGGGACAGGAAGCGCGTCGCATCCATGTCTGGGTTTAGTGGGTTGTCTGAGTTGGCTCGGGTCTGGTCGCCGATGTCCTTGTGGAGTGCGAACACATCACAAGAATACGACGCCGTGCTGAGCGAGTACCCGGTCCCTGCGGACTCGGTTCCGTCTGCGCGGCGCTGTACCTGGTCGCGGAAGAAGTCAGCCTGTGAGTATGTGAAGTACTTGTCAGTCTGCTTGGCAACGTTGACCACCGGGAAAGCCCGGCTAGCGACGAAGGCATAAGCCTCCTGCATGTAGGCGACGCTCATGTTGGTGAGCACCGCGTCGACATGAACGTCGGTTGAGGTTGGCTGGGGCATTTGTCAAATCCTCCTAGGCCGCGCGGCCGTTTGCGACGTTGAGAATCATCGTCGTTGTCTCACCAGCGCTGGCCGCCCCAACACACTGACCCATCATGTAGACGGTGGTGTCGGTTCCGGGAGAGATAGCGTCAGCCTGAGCGTCGGCGGAAGTCCCGATGAAGTTTCCGGCAGCGAGTGTCCCGTCAGCGACCACCTTCGAGACGCCGGAGATGCGGACGATTGCCTGCTGTCCGCTTTCAGGCGTGTTCTGGAGGATGCCGATGGGCGCATTCGTGATCGCCGTAGCCACGTTCACCGTCGTGGCTGAAGCCAGAACGACGAAATGAAACTGCTTGGCGGACAGGTCGGCGGCAGCGGTGAAGGTGCCGAGGTCCTGCCCGATTGCTTCGTAGGCCATAGATCAGACTCCCTGTTCCTGGCGGTACCTCGTATAGAGGTCCGGGTTCTCGGTAGCGACGATGCCGACACCTTCAGGGATGGTTTGCGCCCGACCGGCTTCGACGGCGGACTTGGCCAACCCTTGGATCTGGTCCCAAGCATCGGTGGACGAGTCGTCCAAATCGGTTCCCAGTTCTTTCAGGACGCCGGCTTCTGCCAGGGCGGCTGCACAACCATCGAAGATTCCTTCGATAACGGCAGCCCCTTCTGGATCGGCAGCCCGGAGCGAGCGAAGAACCGGAGCGAAGTCGCCGACGATGACACCTGGGAGGATGCGCCATTCGTTGACTCGCTCAGTGGCCTTCTCCATTTCGCGCTCCTCACGCAGCGATGCTGATTCAGCAGTCGCTTCGTCGAGGGCCTTCCGCAGATCGGCCAGTTCCTTCGCCACTACCTCCGAGGTGCTGTCGTCGTCGCTCTTGGAAACAGTCGTGGCTGGTTCAGCGGCCACTACTTCTTCTTCCTCGATGACGACCTCATCAGCCGAAGTCTCGATGGCGGTTGTTTCCAAGTCCATCTGATTCCCTTCGTCAGTGTCGTGGGTGGGCAGTTCGACTTCGGTGAGCGCCTCATCCAAAGCGGCTGTTGCGTCCTTTCGGACCAGCCACCCTTCAAACAAGTGCGCCGGATGGTCTACACCCGATGCTTCGTCAATCTGGAGATCGACAAGTTTGCGTGTCTTCGGCACGGTCACCTCCGTGAACGAGGCGCAGGTTACACGGTTGTGATTCGTTTGTCCTGTTTCTCGGACCTGGAATGTGGGTCGATGATGAAGCGGTGCCGGCCGCATTTCTGACAAGCGTCCCATAGCAGTCGAGAAGCATCTGACAGGTGGGACACTTCGTCGGTTCGTTCCCACAGGTGGTCGTCGCCGCATCCGGTCGGCGGCGGCGGGATCAGACGCTGGTCGGCGGTCATGTCAATACTTGGTCGATTGTCAAACGGTACCAGCCGGCCGTCCCCGCGCTGTAGACCCTCGCTTCGATGTAGTAGGTGCCTGGCGAGAGCACCTTGCTGATGTAGGCGTCCCAACAGTTGCCTGAGTCTGGACAGTCGGGTTCGCAGGTGCACCCATCGTCGTCGTCGCTTTCTAATAGGGCATCGTTCGACGCGTCGTACAGGTAGATGAATGGATCTCCAAAGTCGTCCTCCCCGTTTGCTGTCGTACCTGGCCAGCCATCGCAGGTCAGGTCCGTCGCGGCCGTGATCTGAATGGTCGCCGTTGCCGTCACATCGAAGGTAACCACATCGTCGTTGAAGGTGCCGGACTCCACATCCGCGATGCAGAAGTCGCCGAACCCTGTCCACGCTGTACCCACGCTGTCCGCGACCACGCAGTCGTTGAGCCAGTCGCTGACCGCCGTCGCGGTGGTCGTCACGTCGTACGGGTCACCCTCGCTGACACCTACGAATCCGTCGGACCAGGCCACCGTCGTCACATCCGTGTACGTCGTGACCGTCGTCGTGACCGTCGTTTCTTCCTCATACCACCAGCCGTCGGTAGCGTTGCGCTCATGTGCCGTCGTCGATTCGCTGGTGCTGGTAGCGGCGTCCTCGCGGGCCACCGTCGACGCCTCCCCCGGCGTGGCGCACCCGCTGGGCTTCTCGCCGGTGTCGTTCTCCCACGCGTCGTTCTGTGAAGGCAGCCGGATCATCGCCTGCCGAGGCGGGCTGAACGGTTCATCGTCCAACTGATTCTGTCGATACAGGCAGTCCCGATCGGTCGCTGCCAGGTCCGTCGTTGTCCACGCATCGGTCACTTCCGACGATGTTCGAGAATCTTCGGTTGTCGTTGCTGTCTCCCACGAAGTTTCGACAATCAGTTGCCCGCCGTCGGAGTACGTCGTCGCGGTTCCCGTCTCGGTCAGCGTTTCGGTCCATGCCGTCGTATGCATCCGAATCTCCCACGCTGTATCCGTCCACACTTCGGTAAGCGTCCCGGCTTCGTCCTGGTGCACCTCTGTTCTGCTGGTCGCTGTCGATACTGTTTCCGGTTCTGTCGTCGTCCATGACCTGACTAGGGTTGTCCGCTCTGCCGGTTCGGTTCCCAACAGGATTGGCGCTGCCGTACCTTGTGCTAACGGGTCATCTTCGGCCCATTCATCGAACGCTTCTTCTTCCTCCCAAACCTTGAACTGGTCGTCGGCTTCTTCTGCGTAGTAGTCGTCGTCGAAGTCTTCGGCATCCCACCGCTCATCATCCCAGTAGTCGTCGTCGACTTCGATCACTACCTGCGCGTCTGGGTCATGCCACTCGTCGTCAGCCAGGTCGTCGGCGAATCGTTCACCCATCACCTCGGCTACACGATCCTCAGCGACCGCTTCGAAGTATTCGGCGTCGGATGCCACCCACGCGTCGACTGCTGTTTCTTCGACGACGACCCCGGTCGCTTCGTCATATTCGATCGTGAACTCGGCCGGCGCTTCGGTCTCTACGTCAGCAGTGTCGATCTCGACTTCTGCGACCACGACCTGCGTCACGGCGTCGATGATCTCGACCGCGACCGCTGTTTCACCCTTCGTGGATTCGGTCAGTTCCACGGCGAACTCCTCGCCGGCATCCAGGGCGACCTCGATGAGGACTTCACCGACGCTGAGTTCGATAGCGGCGGTATCGTCGTGGACTTCGATCAGTTCGTCAGCGACGACCAGCAACGCTTCTTCCGGGACAGCGTCGACTGCAGCCACCTCGGCGTCGATCTGAACGCCGCGCCCTTCGTCCAGCACTAGCAACGAAAACGCTTCTGTAGGCTCATCGGGTTGCCCCGTCGCGTCTCCGACCGGCGGGGCAACACCAATCGTTGTCACATCCGCCGTGTACGTTTCCACTGACGGCGGCAGGAACACCAGTACCGGGTCGGCGGTCCCCGCGCTGATGAGGTAGCGGTATGACGCACCCGGTATCTCGTTGACCAGTTCGCCGTCGTAGAACCCGAGCCTGTTGCCATCCTGGTCTTGCACTTGAAGGCCCAACTGCGAATCCCCGGAGGCGGCGACGGTCATCAGCGTCCCGGACTTGGTTTGCCCCTCCTGTGGGCAGAACGGGCAAGTGAACGGACCCTGCCGGGCAGACATAGGCGTCAGTTCCATCGTGCCTGTCGAACCACCCCACGCTGCTGCGGCTTCAGTCGGGTTGGTTGCTGCTAGGGCGTAGACCCAGCCGTCGTCGTCGACGTCGATCCAGCGTTCTTCACCCGGCCAGTTCGAGTCGTACACGAACACCCGATGCGTCCCGTCGCCCGATTCGACCTTGTACGGCGTCAATGCGTGCCCGCCCTGGTCCGAGTAGATGCCGAGCGTGAACCCGGTACCGGTGCCGCCGCCGGCGAAGTCGGCTGCAAGGTCGGCTGCGATCTCGGCCGGCGACTTCTCCAAGTAGAAGCGGGCCTGCGCCTGCACTTCGGTAGCGAACTGTGTCGTGTACCAATAAGCGAGTTCGGACAGGAGGGCCGGGTTCGCTTTGACCATCTCAGCGACACGGGTCGCGTCGGCCTGCAATGCCATCAGTTCGTCCGGGTTGGCAGCGAGCCGCAACGCCAGAACAGCGAACCCTTCGCACAAGCCGGCCGCCATCGACCTGTTTGCCTGCTGGATCAACTGTTGGACGACCGGATGCGGCGTGCAACGGTTGTCGACGACAGACGCGCAGACCTGAGCGTCGCCGTAGAGGCGACGAACCAGGTTGACAGTCAACTCGGCGGGAGCGGTGCCTCCGCCGAAGTTCTCGAACCCGAACGAGTCGTTGCTGGGCGTGTAATCCAAAGCGGCGGCTGGTGCCGTCGCCGTGAACGTCGTCGTCGGAGGATCACTACTACCACTGCAGCCAGCAACCAGCAGCGCTGATACTGACAACGCGGCGACAAGCCGCTTCACCGTCGCCGGCGACTCTGGTACCAGAACAACGCAGCCACCACCGCCAGCAACGCTAGTCCCGCCAGGATCGGGGTCAGCGAACCACCGGGCGCGCCCGACAGGTCCAACGTGAAGTTCTTCGCGCCACCCAGCAGGTCGCCTTCAGCCTTCAGGTCTGCGACGGCTTCCTCCAACTGCGCGACTTGGTACGACAGGGCTGCCTCGTCGTTGCCGCTTTCCCACATGAACCCGAACGCTCCGGTGATCGCGGCAGGCAACCCGAGCACGTATGCGATGTTGTCTTTGATGCGGTCCATGAGGCCGGTAGCGCGATCGACAGTAGATGTGATCCGGCCGGCATCGGCCGGCGGCGTGCCGCTACCAGAAAGCCTGGCTTTGAGTTCTGTGAGGGCTTGATCCAGTTCGGTGTCGTCCATGATGCTCCCCAGCATGGTTCGGCCACTGAGGGCACTCGGGTTTGTCCCCCTCAGATTAGCCCAAATCAGCCGTAGTAATAAGTCTGCCTGTCAATCCCCCGCTATCCCTAGACAGGGGCAGGGAAATGGTGTAAGGTGTTGGTGATGGGAACGACCAACCAAAAAGGAGCAACAATGAACACCCAGCCCAGCACCATCACGGTGACGATGCCAGCCGAAGTCGCCGAGTCGCTGATCGCGGCCTTGGAGCGCGGCCTCTCAGTTACCACCGGCCCGACCAAATGGCATGACGGCCCGTGGCGCACCCGGATCTCGACGGGCCTCAGCATCCTCCGGAACGCGGAGGGCAAGTGATGACCCAGCAACCAACCAAGATGACAGAGTTCCTGCGGGCACGCGACTTGGAACCTGGCGACCGCATCATCATTGAGCGCGTCGCCCGCGAAGTGGTCCGCGTCACGAAAGACGAGATCACGCCCAACCTCAACTTCCCCCGACCCGACCAACGAATCCGCTACCGACTTGGCGATGCCGTCCGCATCCAATGGGGCATCCGCATCCGGGTCGAACTCGCAGCGATCGCCGGGCAGGTTGATGATGCGTGGTTCGCCACCCCGGACGACGAAGAATGGGACTGGGTGGAACTGGAGGACAGGTCATGACGCAGCCAACGGCACGCAACGACGGATGGATCGGCAAGACCTCCCCCCCGAACTACAGCACCGCCGCCAAGACCGCCCAACCAGTGAACTCAGAAATGCTCGCTGAACTTCTTGAAGCGGATGCCGCCCCGGACATCTACCCCGGGCCGCGCCGCCCGCGCGTCCACGGATGGGACGCTCAGTTCGTGACAATCGGCGACCGGATCGCTGACAGCCTCATTGAGTTCCGCCACTACCAGCGCAACAACTACTGGTCGCTCAGGGCCAAGTACGGCCTCGCAGTCCGGTACTGGCAACCGATCTTCTACTTTGAGGATCTGAACCTGGTCGTTCGCTGGATGGACGACGAAGACATTCCTGACCTGCAACCCACCAACCACTAACCAACAGAGAGGTACATGACAATGACAACCAACACGGAACATGCTGAATGGCCTGTCGGCCGCACGATCAAAGCCGTCCGTCGTCTCACCAAGAAAGAGGCTGCAGTCCACGGCTGGGACGAAGGCGACTGGCAGTACCACGACGGGGTAGTCGTCGAACTGGATGATGGCTCCACGCTCACGCCTTCGCAGGACTGGGAAGGCAACAAGTCAGGGGCGCTGTTCGGAGCCATCGGCACCACCTCATATTCGGTGACGCCGGCCGAGTGGGCGCAGGTCTCCTAATGCAACCTGCATCATCAACTGCCACCCAACAGCAGTACGTTGACACCCTCCTGGCGTCCTGCGGCGACAGCGTCGGGATCGCTGCTGTCAACCTGAGCGAGATGACGTTCGACCAAGCCGCTGACACCATCAGCACACTGGAAGCAGTCGTGCAGGATGTCGTCGGCACTGTCATCGGCAAGCAGGTTGCCGCATTGGTCCATGACGGAACACTTTCCGAGGAGGTGCAGCAGTTCATGGCTGTCGCCGCAGACGACGGTTTTCCTCTCACGGATGTCACACCCCACCTGCTGAACCAACTCAAAGCCATCGGCATTGACGGCGACTACGCCATCAAGGCCCCCGTACAGGAGGATGATCGTGACTGACCCTGACGACCAGAACCGCCCGTCATTGGAATACGCAGGCACCACCGGGTTCGTCAAAGGTTCCGACACGTCGACCGCCCACGCAGGGTTTGAGTCAGAACGCGCCGGGACGATCCAGGCCGAAGTGTTGCGCATCATCCTCCGATCCGGTCAAGCCGGCCGCACATCGCGTGAGATTGAGGACATCACAGGCTGGCGGCACCAAACGGTATCGGCATCCATCCGCAACATGGAACTGGACGGCTGGGTGGAAAACGAGTCGTGGGGCCGAGTCGTCAAGAAGGCCGCCGTCCGCGAAGGTTCCCACCCGTACATCGCCGCCGCGGTCGCCTACGCGATGCACACATCCGACCAGAAGCGGCTGCTGCTGGAACCGACGCCGCGCAACGCGACGTACAAGCAGCGGTGGGAGCGGGTCATGGTCGAACTGCGGCAGATGGTGGAGCGCGGCTGCGTGACCGAGCAGGGGATCATCACCCTGCTGTTGGAATACGACCCCGAAGCGTCGGGCGACCTCATGGCCCGCGACAACCCCCTGTTCTGAACATCCACCGTAAGGGCCGCTAGTCCAGTTTAGGCTTGTACCCCCTACCCCCAGGTTCGGCGGCCGTAAGGCGGCCTGAGAACGCTCCTTAGAGTGTTGCCATCTCGGGCAGGTCCGCTTCGACACGCCGCGCACGGCCGCCCATCGAATAGCCGCGCAGTTCGCCTGCCTTCACCAAGTCCCACGCCCAGTTCTCCCAAACGACGCCAAGGAACGGCGTGTCAGGCGGGAACACTTGCTTCGTGACGCCCTGGTTGGGGACTTCCATGTCGGCTTCGATCGGGAACGGCCAAGTCAACGCTTCGACCATCTCGCCGGCGACTTTCTCTGAGTGTTGCAGGAAGATTCGACGGTCGCCTTTCCGCACCCATTCCCAAAGCGCCTTCTGCAACGTCCCCGCATCAGCGAACTCGCCATGCGCGTCCTCCGTGTCCGGGATGTAGACCGGCCCGAGCGTGTACTGATGCTCGGCCTGTTTCGCTAACGGCACCAAACCGCCCATGCCTGTGCCGATCATCGCCAACTTCGCGTCGACATCACCCAGCACATACGGCGGCGCAACCCCGCGCGATTCCAGTTCGTCTTCGACCAGGTTGTGGACGATGACATGCTCAGCGCGGACATCCTTCAACGAATGGAACCGATCATGGAACATGACAAGGTTCTCGGTTGCCGCTGACTGAACCCGCTCAGACCGGAAGTATTCGATCTGCTGCAACCGTTCAGCGGCCTGCTCGGCTGTCGCGTAACACCCGAAGCGGCGGCCTGTCTGCGAGTAGACGCAGAACTGGCCGTCCTCTTCGCGGATGTCTTTCTCGGTTTCGTCTTCGACGACCACCATCGGTTCAGCCGGCTCGGCGGTCAGCGTTTCTTCCAACTGGTGGACGATCTCCATGACGGGGGCCAGGAGCGGCGCACATTCAGGGTGGTCGATCATCAACCTGTATGCCATCAGCAGGTGCGTCATCGCATCCGGGCCGGCGGCTGTGTCGCTGTAGTCCTTCTCCTCGTCGTCCCACCCGTAACCCGCTTCGACTGGATCAGCGGGATGCTCGCGGCCGTCTTCGGTTTCAGCGTTCACTATGTCAGGATCGGTCATCCAGCCATCTTAGCCATAATGACCGAACCGATGTGAGGGATGACATCAGATCCTGAGTTCGACCGAGGCTTGAGCGAGATCAAACGCTGAGTCGAACCGAGGCTTGGATGTGATCAGACGCTGAGTCGAACCGAGGCTTGAGCGACATCAAACGCTGAGTCGAACCGAGGCTTGGAGCGACATCAAATCCTGAGTTCGACTGAGACTTCGAGCGACATCAAATCCTGAGGCGGACGTTGATTCGAGCGAGATCAAACGCTGAGTTCGACCGAGGCTTGAGCGACATCAAATCCTGAGTTCGACCGAGGCTTGGATTGCCTGTGCCATACTTAGATCATGCCGTTCACAGTCAGCGGTCGGCTCACCGATTATGCCCTCACCACATACGACATCCCGAAACGGGACCGTCGATTCTCCCTGTCATACTCGCAGGAAGCAGGATGGGACGATCCTGAATCGCTCATCCTGGCTGCCATGCAAACCGAAGCAGCGATCTTGACGACAGTCGAACACACACCGATCCCGCAGCAGCAGGCGCGGATACCTCCGACGTTCGGCGACGCGCCCGGTGAAAGTTGGGTCAGGTCGACTGTCGCTGCAGTCATACCATTCATCGCTGAAAACACCAGGTGGGACGTCCTGAACCCGATCGACGAGTTGACTGTCGAAAACCCAGAGATCGTCTTCTAGAGTCCTGCGAGCATCCCGATAATCCAGTCAATCATGTCAAGGTCGCCGCCGCCGCCTTCGAGGAGCGACTTTCCTGAACCGCCTGCCAGATGCCGGCCGGTGAGTTCCTGAATCGCCATCGGTGTCACTTCGCGGAACTCGCCGCCAGTTATCCCGGTGGAACCGTACCCAGCGGCGTAATCCTTACCGATGTACGGGGAGAGGAACTCATCCTCGTACGCCAGTTCATAGGTTTCGTACCCGGCACCTGGTCGGAGGTCGTCCATTGCCCGCAATGCCTGCAACTCGGCCGGCGACGCTTCGACCCGGCGTATGACAAACTGGCGTTCCAAGTCGTCATGGAACGGTGTCGCCCGTTGCCCCCGGTGGAAGATCTCATGGAGCATCGTCGTCGGCATCGGTACCGGACCGCCGGGGCCGATGTCGATGAGGCCACCACCGCCCCCCAGGTCAAGATATGAAGCGCGCTCCTTCCTCCCGTAGAAACCAATGCTGCCGCGTTCGTTGGACCGGACGATCCAATCGGTCGGCATCCAATCCTCGACGGCTTCGTTCATGCTGGCGAGTGCTTCCTTTACCCGAGGCGTCATAACCTTGTAACCGCCCCCCAGCCCGGTTTGATAATCGAACACCTCCCCTCCGATCAGCCGCACCTCACGCAGCACCTCACCGATCACCAGACGCAGGTCATCTGCAGTATCAGCCGAGATGCGGCTGAGTTGCCCCAACAGCAACTGGTCTACTGCGGCCATGTCGCCGGCCGATAGCGCTTTCCCAAGATCGTGCGTCATCCTGGTAATGGAGGCTTTGACACGCAACTTTGTCAACGCAACCGCATAAGAGTCGCTGCCCTTCGGGGCGTACATCAACTTGCGGATCGTTTCAATAACTGCGCTCTGGGCATCTTCAGGAAGTCGCCGGACATACTGCTCCCCTTCAGCCATGTTGAACATAACAGTCTCACGCATCCGTGTTTCAACGATGCCCCCCAACTGTCGGTTCACATATCCGCCTTCTATCTGGAACAGTTCCAGCGCGGCCATATCGTCGAACGTGTCTGGGAATATCAGACGCAGTTCAGCGATGGTTTCATCGAGGATGGTGACCATCTCATCCATCGGGTCGAACGCGCCTTGCAACCGACGCTGGACTTTTGCCGACCTGGCCCGAATCTCTTTCGTCATCGCTGCAGTAGTCGCTTCGTCGAGGTTTCGAGTGAGCGATATGAGGGCATCGTCGATTACGGCAGCGAGCGCCTGTTCCAGCGGTTCCCACACAGCCAGGTATTCCAACTCCTCTACTTGGTTAGCGAACTTCGGACGCCGCCCCCAGACGCTTCGTGGCGGTAGCGCCATCGCGCCAGCCTCGTCAAGGGCCTCATCAAGATGTCCCCTCATCTTGAGGAATCGGCCGCCGAGTTTATGGATGGAGCCGGCGAGCGGAGCGAGGTCGTCGATGAAGGTAGCGGTGGCTCCGGGGAACCGGGCTGTGACCCAACTCGGTATCACTTCTGTAACGGTGCCTGCGCGGGCGGTCGCCTCAGTACGAACCATCGTGCCCATTTTCACGATCGCCTGTTCCAGTTCAGGAAGCGCCCTGGCCGGCAACGAGTCGATATTGGGGAACAACCGCTTCATGCCGTCCAAGATGTCGTGCACGTCGATCGGCGCGTCCGGGTCGAGAAGGGCAGATCGCTCGCCGACAATGAGGCGGCGGTTGCTGCCCGGTATCGAAGTGCCCCGCTCTCCTGCATCCAGGACGCGGACGAACCCGGCGTTGCCTTCTCCGGCGACGAACCCCTCGCCCGGTATCGAATCGTCAGCCCAACTGAAGAACTGGTCGCGCCACCCGGTCGGGTTGAACTGTCCCGGCTGCGCAGAACCCGGCCCATACACCAAACCCATGTCATCTTGGACCGCCCTGGCTGCCCTTTCCTGAGCCTTCAACTCATCTACCAGTTCGCCCTGCCGGTAGATGGCTTTGATCGCCGTCGGGGGCGGCTTCGGCAACGAAGGGCGGGTAACAGGGGCGACTTCTATGCCGGAATGGACACCCACGATGTCGTCGAGGGCGTTGCGGACTATCTCGTCGACGTGGCTGTCGAACAGAAACTCGCGTTCGACGTCGGTCAGGTCGGCCCATTTGCGGCCGGCGTCGTCCCATACCAGGTCGGCGTTGCTCCCGACCGACGGTGCCGGGGCTGGCGGTGGTGCTGGCGGCGCTGGTTCGACCTGAACGGCAGCAGGCCGACTAAGCGCAGGAGCGGGTCGCGGGGGAAGTTCTGGACGAGCGGTAGGTTGCGGTGCTGCTTCAGGTGGAGCGGTGGCTTGCGGTGGCCCGACCGCTGCAGGCAATGACGGTGGGGTGAACCCGGTTGTGGCCGACGGTTTCGTTTGGAACCCCGACGGGAACCGATACACGATCGGGTTCTGCTCCGACCCGAGCGGCATTGCTGGGTTGCCGCCATCCACAGCGACCGGTGCCCTGTTGAGCGATGTCGAGAAGTCCAGATCGCAACGGCAGTTCGGGTGAGCGGGCGGCCCGTCGCCGACGCCTTCAAACGACCGGTCGAGCAGCAACGATTTGCCGGCCAGCGATGAACACGTCGAACACACATCAGTTGCGCCTGTCACCCAGGTTTTCTGAGCGGTCGCCGGGTCGGCCAACCCGTCTGCTATCGCTTGGCGCATCGCTGCGAGTTGGCCCTGCACCTGCGCTGTCTTGATCTCAGTCCGGGCGATCATCCGCGCACGCGACCGTCGCAGTTTGTCTGCATACTTCTGCGTCTTCTTCCGGACGACTTTGCCCGCTTCAGTAGCAGACTTGCCTTGCTGGGCGAGGCCAGTAGCGGTTCGTTCCGCGAACCGGGCGACAGCGTTCTCGTAACGGGCGGTCAAACCGTTGACGTTGACAAGCCGGCTTGCCGCTAACGACTGACCGACAGGCGTTCCCGGTTCGACAGCATGGAGTATCTCCATCAACGCTTGCGAGGTCTGCTGCCTGGTGAGGCCTGTGACCGTGCGTGCCGAGAAGTCCCCGACCGCCTGAAAGGTTTGGCTTGTCGTGAACGACGACCCGATCACGTCGCGGACGAGAACCTGCTGCTGGGCTGCCATGTTCGTGACCAGCGTCCCTGACTGTTCGGTCGCGTACCGGACTGACTCTGCGCTGACATCGTTGAACGCTTCGATGCCGATCGGTGACCATTCGCTACGCTCCAACGTGAGCGTGCCGAACTCTGCCCTCTTCGTGACCGCCCCGCTAGCGTCCGTCAACCTGGCTGGCGAACGAAACCGACGCAACTGGCGGTTGATGTCCCCTCGGATGCGGTCCTGCATGTTCAACGCGGATTCATTGAACTGCTCTTGAAGGACACGCCCCAACTTGTTCCGGTACGGTTCGACCGCTGTCAGGACACGATCCAGATAGACGGCCGCGTCGATCTCGCCGGCTGCTAACTGCAACGCCGGCCCGAGCGGAAACGCGGCGAACATCTCCAACAGCAACGCGTTGAACTGCCGCTCCCGTCCGCGCATCAAGTTGTCGCCGACAGGGCGGAACTTCGGCTGGTGGTTCGAGCGGGCCTTCTCGACAGGCCACGACAACGGGATGTGGCGGATACGCGGCGGCGTCCCCACCGACACCGAGCCTGGCATTACACCGCCTCGGCTTCCTCCTGTGGCAACCCGGCGATGTCGCGTAGGTGTTCGCCGAGGTTTTCGTCGGGGAGGATCGCTCCGACGCCTGCCAGTTTCGACACATAGTCGGCGATCACGCCGATGTCGACCTGCCGTGGTGTCGAATAGTCCAACGACGGGAACAGCGACGAATCGACGCCGTTCAAGCGCATTAGTCGGGGGATGGCGTGCGTGTTGATCACATCAGCGATGCCGGCCACCCACGTTTCGAGGGCGTCAGCGAACAACTGGATCTTCGATACCGACAACGCTTGGGTGCCGACCTTGTCGTGGCCGAGGAGAATGAAGTCAGCCAGGGTGGTCATCGCTATGCGGCCGTCGTAGCGGGCGATGATCGCGGAAGTATCGAACTGTCGCCGGCCGCCTGTCGACAACAACTTCAGGTCGTACGCCAACTGCTTCGTGTCCGGGTCGTAAGCGAGCGGGAACACGATCCCCTCCTGCTCGTCGCGGCGGACGTTGCGGACGATCTGCTTGATCGCTGTCAACGCAGCCGTTTCCTGCGCGGTCGCGTTGTCGGACA